TCTTATTATCTATGTCATTTTATTTAGTTCGGCGTCGTACTTTATGTTGTAATTAATTACTTTATACTATCATTATTTTAAGGAGCTTGACAATGAAACAAATACATTTATTATCATTCTTTATAGCACTCACAGTATTAATGTGGATAGCTATAATACTCAACATCAATGAGTTAACATTGAGTGGTGCTATAGTCCTATCAATAACCAATGGTTTATTCACCTTCTTTTGCATACATCAACTATACGCTCATTATAAGCACCATAAGAGGAACAAAGAGCTTGATAATAAGCTTAATGAATCAATGAGAGAGATGAATGAGCTATTTGATGAGTTAAAAGAGAAGATGAATGTTATCACACCAATCACACCACTTGAAGAGCTTAAACTGATGGAAATGATAGACCCAGAGTTAGCAAAGAAAGGGAAAGAGGCATTTGCAACTAAAGAGCAGTATGATAAGTGTGAGCAGTGTGATAAGGATGAGTGTCCTATCAGGGTAACATCTATCTTCTATGATAGTACGGTGAACTGATATGTATACAATCTATGTAGACGGTGGTAGTAATAATGCTACCATCGGTGAGACTTGTTTCATTGTTACTGATAATGCTGGTAAAGAGATAGCTATAGGTTATCACTACTATGAAGGTAAGCACACTAATAATCAAATGGAATATAAAGCACTTATTCATTCATTAGCGTGGATTAAAGAGAATACTAAACATAGGGATAAGATACGCATTAAAACAGATTCACAGCTTGTGAAGAACCAAGTTAATGGAGATTGGAAAGTAAGAGATGTTCATATTAAAAGAGCTATTCAAGTGGTTAATACCCATCTTAGCCACATTAATAAAGTATTTGAGCGTGTCCACTTGTTATGGGTGCCGAGAAGTCAGAATCTCGCGGGCAAGGAGCTTGAGATTGTTCAAAGAAAGCGTAAAGCTCGCAAGAATAAGCGCAGTTCAAGCTGAAGAGACAGGTATGTGGATATTAGGCAAAGAGGTTGATGAGATGCAAGTGATAGATATCAATATCTCTGCCTTAGTGATAGGTCACAATAACATAGATGATGAGTCAATCAAAGTATTGGCTCATCACTCTTATATTAATCTAAATTGAGGTGATTATGAGTGATTATGAAGAGTATCTTAAGCTTGCAGAATCAGATGTAAGTCTACATAGAGATACAACACCTATGTCTGAAGAAGAGTTTAACCGCAAAAGACATAAACGAGCAGTTGAGGCTAAGCTTAAAGCTAAAGCTACTGAAGTCCAAGATGCTATGGATAGCTACTTTGGCTTCAATGAAATACCTTGTGTTCAATGTGGATTCTGTTGTGAGCAAGGACCTTGTCCATACACTATAATGAAGAAGACAAGAGATTATCAATGTGAACACTTAGCTGAACCGAATGCTATCGGTCAGCGTAAGTGCAAGATATATGATAAGATACGTAGTGACCAAGAACTAATTGATTGCCCAATGATGGGTTCAGGTTGTACATCATCGGTGTGCAATACCAAAAGAGATAACGTACTCAGCAAGTTATTTAGATAGCTTGGCGTCGTACTTATCTTTGTCGGCTCTTTATCAAAGCCCCAGCAATCACGGCAACTATCAATGATAGCCACTATAAGTGAACTGGGGCACCTATTTTAAGCGGAGAGGTACATACCGTTAATTGGGTTAACATCTGTACAGCTTAGCTTGAGTCCCACAAGGATGCCAGTGATTATCTGCAGGGATTCGCTAAGTAAATTTCATCAGCCTCTCCGCTGTATTTACACGGGCAGTGTAGCTTAATTGGTTAAAGCGCTGGTTCCGCTTATAATAAGCATAGTAACTCCTATTTGTTAATTAATTGACCCATAACGGAATCAGTAGATGAGAGTTCAAATCTCTTCATTGCCCCATTTTATTAGCACGCAACGGCGTCGTACTTGATATTACATTTTATTAATTAATCTTAAGGAGCGCAAGTGAGAAGAAAATCAGCTGTAAGGTTTGTAGAACGGCTGGCAAACTTTCTACAGGATTGTGAAGCCGAGGGTGTCGTTAAGAAAGACGATATGGATTGCCTCGAAGTCCACATACCCAGAACTAATCAAGAGTTATCTCTTGCTGAACCATTTATTGGGTATGTCCTGAATGATGAGACCAAAGAAATCTTTGAATGCGAGGTAGTAGAGGAAGAAAGCGATGATATTATGTTATTGCGTTATCACTCTGGAGAAGTTAGAAAGGGTGAGATATTCTACTATTTCTTAATTGACCCCGATGAGGATGAGAAAGATAAAGAGAAAGATGGAAAGTCCGAGGTGAAGACTCAGGCTAATTAGCTTTAGCTTGAGCTTCTTAACAGAGTTTTATCATTAACCAGTATTTAATCATAAAGGAGAATACCCTTGAGAGTAAAAAAAGGTCAGAAAAACAATAAAGGTAATCAGCAGAACACGCAGAAAGAAACTAAAACTGCTGAGCCTAAGAATCAATCTCACGAGAACTTTGAGATATCAGATGAGCTCGATGCAAAGATTGATTGGCTGTCAAACCAATTTGGTTACATCAGACAGTGGACAGGTCAGGACAATGGTGAGTATGCTACCATAACACCTAAAAGTCCTAAAGAAATGCCAGAGGGCTTCAACGATGTTGGTGAAGTTGCAGAAGATATTATGGACGAACTCACTGAACTCGCTGAAGACGCTGGTGAAGCTATTTATGCTACATATGACATCAGATATGGTAAAACTAAAGGTGTCGGCAGGTTGATTAAGGTCAACGATGAGCGTAGATTAACGTTTGCTCTTGAAGTTGAGCATCAGGTCACAAGTGCTAAGGGTGGAGTTACATCCTTTAAGAAACGTGACAGAGATGAAGATAATGAAGAAGAGGCTCAAGCTTCTAAGACAAACTTTGGCTTCGGAAAGAAGAGATAAGTTTAATGTAAGTGTTCAGGCTAAGCTTGGGCACTTACTTTTATATTTTACCTACAAAGGGTAATAATACTAAATCACACTAATAGCGAGGTGATAGTGAATCTAACATTCACTCAACTCATACCTCACGACTCTGTAGTTGAGGGTATACTTCAAGTATTACTCATAGCGTTGATAGTAGTCGTGATAGTATGGATATCTGTTTCTATTTATTACGCATTCAAATCCAATAAGCGGTTTGAACCTATGAGGGAAGCAGATAAAGATGAATGGTATTTTCTTGTTAAGTCAGCCCTGTATAAGGCAATTAAAGCTTACGAGAACAATGAACCATTGGGTGAGCCTCCAGACACTAAAGCTAAAGTTGAACCTACCGAGCCTCAGCCTAAGAAAACTAAAGTTAAGGTTAAGAAGGAGAAGGACAACGACCACGGATTCAAGAAAAGGAATCCAGGGAAGAAGAGGTAGTTATGGAGAATCACACAGCGCTCTGGATTTTAGGATTTATAGTAATCATATTGATAGGTTTAATCATATGGTTATGGAATCGTAAGACAGAGAGAGGAATTATCAGTCAAGTTGAAGTTGGTGAAGATGATTGTATAATAGTAGATAAACAACACGTAAGAGTTTATCAAAAAGATATGCCCGTGAATTTACTATTGAAAGATAATTGTCAAGATACAATTCAAATCTTCCCAGGTAAAAAGCGAAGACTGATAGAAATCAAATAGCCTAAGAGGATAGCTATAGTCATAGCTTGTTTTTCGTTTAGGTTGCAAAACAGAATCGAGAACCCCGCACAAGCTATAAATATCAGGCTATAGCTATTTCTCTATATTTATCAATGCCAATTTCATAAAAGTTAGGATAGGTATGAGCGAGAAAAACAAAAATCCTGATATCCCGTTTTTCGATATTAACGAGACTGGTAGAGTTGATTTAACTCTATTCAAGATGGACACAGGGTTTCTACTCAAGGATAATATCCTGAAGAAGGACCACTCTATCTCAAAGATGGACGACTTAGAGGCAACTTTAGGTCTCGTCATTGAGAGTGTTAAAGAGAAGGTCCGAAATGTAATGTTAGGGAAATTGAAATTTGATTATGTTGACATCGGCATCATTGTCCAAGAAGGCGAAGATGAAGGTGACCAATATGATATGGGTGAGTTCCAAAATGATGAGCCCGTTCAATTTGACCCCGACCAGCTAGCAGATATAGTTAATACTATTATCTCTGGCAATCCTCTGGGTGACTTTCCACAAAGAGGTGGGCACAGGTCTACAGTTGCAATCACTGGAATGGATATAGTGAAAGCTATGAACTCTCCAAAGAATATGATTCAGCTGAAAACTCGTGTAGGTGCTCCCAAAAGAGGTGAGAAAACAGAAAATGAGCACCATCCTAAGAAGAAACACTTCTATGATAAGACTAAAAACAAAGAGACTCATCAAAGAAAAGATGATAATAGTAAAGCAACAGAAATTAAATAACGCTTGACATTTGAACTGTTTTTAGTTATCTTAACAGTAAAAGGAGTATTATCTTGGGAATACAAGCAAAAAAGCTATCCGCATTCTTGATTAGCAACAGTATTATTGCCGATAATGATGAAATTTCATCTATTACTGTCGATGATAAGAAAGAGCTAGTTAAGTTTGAGGGTACAAGTATCGGTAAATTTGAATCGGATACCAAGGCAATACATTTCTCAGCTTCCTTTGATGAGATAGACGAGCCAATCGCTATCAAACAAGGGAAGAAGAAAAGTATAACCATACTAGATGAAGAGGTTGAAGATGACAAAATTCGCGACGATAAACCAGACGACAAGAAGTCAGAGGCTAAGGAAAGCGATTAAAGAGGTAAAAGAAGAGCTCTTAGAGTGGGCTATAGCGCCATTTGCGTGGCTTTGTGGAATTTTTATGTTCATAGGCTTATGCCTTTTAGCATCATATGCTGTTTTTAGCTTATTCTATACCACATTTAATTTAATTTTTTAAGGTTTCCGAGATGCGTAAGTTTACTGTACGAAGAGGAAATTTCAAAGGAGAACATATTATATATGATTCTTCAGACGAGGCTGTTAAACATAGCATAGAACCCAAGACCCCTTGGCATCGTAAAGATATCGAAGTAGGTGATTGGGTTGTATCCGACGATGGATATGTTGTGCAGTGTTTACATCGCCGAACACTTGTTAATAAACGTCACAGGTCAGGTCAATACACTGACACCTTTAGATTCCCGATGGGCATCTTCGGTGTTTATTATGATGCTAAGGGCGAGAAGAAAATAACCAAAAACTTTTATGCTCAGGTAACGAATAACAACAAGTCCTCTTTGGGTAACACTTCCGCTCTCGGGAAATATTTAACTATCGAGAAGCGAGAGTTCATCACTCTAATGGGTATGGGCTTTGACCCGTATTCTGCATATCTCAAGGCATATAAGGTTAAACGCTTAACCACATTGCCCAATGTTACTATGCAAGTTAACAAATTATTAATGGACAAACAGGTTCAGGAGGAGCTCATGGATGTTCTAAAACCGTATATGCATAAAATCCAGTTAAAGGTTATGGAGTTAAGCAACTTCAAAAGTATGGAAGAATTGTTTATTGACAAGACTGCCAGACTATTGGTTGCCGAACCAACTAGCCTGAAGGACCAGATTGCTCTAGCTAGATTTAGCTATGAGTTCTTCGGTAAAGTTTTAGGTATAGTCGAAGTGACAGACAAACGGAACAGAGCTGAAATCGCAGAAGCACAGTTCAGAGAGGTCACACCTCCTGAGCTTGGCGTCCAAACTATCAATTAAAGGTGGGAACCTTATGGATATCAACTATCTGGAAATCATAGCTCACCTTACGAGCGCAGGGATTGGTTCTATCTTAACCATAATCATATTGACTAAGTTTTTTAACGCAGATAAACTAATGATGCGTAAACCACCGTTAGGTATAGTATCAGACAGCTTAAAATATTTATTTATGAGGCTGAGACCAAGGAAATTTATTTATAATTATTGGGAGCTCAGCGATAGCATAAAATGGGTTGACTGGAACAGAGGATATGGATATGGATACCTTGATGAGCAAGACCAGCCAGCGCCAGGTGATGTTATCCAAGTTAAAGCAAGAAAATTCAAAGGTAAAGTTATGGCTCTCGTATTCTTTAAGATTGAGAGACCAGATGAAACGATACCAAACTTTTTTACATTTAGAACTATTTATAGAGGAATAGGACGCGAATTAAAGCCTGAGAAAGACAAAGAGATTGGAGCTCGCTTCAAATCTTTTCAACGTCTTATTTAGCACTCAGGGTGCGATTCACCTGCTGAGCCGATATATTTTGCGGTTCAGCTGTCCTAATTTTAGCGATGATAAGAAAAGCAACAACCAGTGGTACAACTGTCAAGCTTATTGATGGTAATGTCTTCGTTAGACCAACTTTTGGCGCTCAAGTCAAAGTAGGTAGAATCGATAACGGTAGACTTAAAGTTTCCGATATGGATAACTACCATCATAAATCTAAGTCGTTAGGTGTAGATGAGGGTGTGTTATTCAGCACACTCTTAAACTACACACAAATTCATTTTAAGTTCCACGGTTATCCGTATGCTACAACACGTAAGCATTTTGCGGAAACCAGTAGGAAAAGGTCTTTAATGAATGGTAGAAGTATGATGTTTCTACCACTCAAAAAGCTAAATCTTGCAATAGGTTTAGCTTATGATAAACACATAGCCGACACAGAAATCAAGAAAAGAGAATATCCTTCTGATTTAGCTAAATGGGATGTCTTTGACGTCTTTCTAGAGCAAATCAAGAGAGGAATTACCAATAACCGTTTATTTAATAGATGGGAGAAACTAATCAATGGCAATCAAACTGATAATGGAAGAAACAGCACCTCACCGCTCACTACTAATAATGAGTGAAGGTGACTTCCTTGAGTGTAAAACCTCAGGCTATACTCTCCACTACAATGGGAAGGAAAGACCTGAGACAATTGACGGCTATATTAAGTTCAAGGAGATTCCAGTTGAAATGACAAAGCTGAGAATCGCAGATTTAATGAAAGAATTTGAATTTACATCTATGGAACACGCAAAAGAAATTAGAGATAAAATTGAAGAGATGGCTCCAGACCTTAAAATTACTGGAGAGCGTGCCTTAGATGCATTTGATGAAGAAATTAAACCGTCCGTCGATGAAAACGTGAAGGAAAAAGATACGAAATCAGACGAAGTTGAGAAGAAAGAAGAGAAACCTAAACAATCGCAGAAAGGACAAAAATTCAAAGTTAAACTCAAAAACTTGGGAGACCTGAAAGAAGGAATTAAGAAAGCAGGTCTTAAAACTAAACCAGCAGTGAAAAGCGATAAACCAAGCTGGCCAGGGACAATCGTTGTAGGTACACTCGGATATTTCAAATCAGGCTTTGTTTTAGCACATACCTATTTGAATGAGCAGAAAGAAGAAGAAATCGTTATGTTAAAGATGCCCCAGGTAAATGAACTACCAAGCTTCCCATTTCTATTTGCTAAGGAGAAGCAAGGAGATTATTTCCTTAAGGGCTTAACCAATCACCCTCGCTGGAATGAGAGTGCAGTTTTATTCAAGGTAACCGCATTGGCAAGCTTTGATGCTACTACCGTCAACACGTCAGCGATATTGGTGAAAGACCCAAAGACTCTCCTCAAAGCAATGGCTAGAAAGAGTGGAGACAATGGTAAAAATAAAACTAAATAAGAAATTGGCTGTAGGTCCTGTTGACCTTGAAGTTGACAGGGCCCTACTTATAGAATCGATGAACTTAAACGGTCTTGAATGGATGATGAATAAGACAATCGAAGAGCTTATTGAGCTTATGGATGTCTTAATCCACCATAGAAGACAAGAACGTACCAATGAGCAGGTATGCATCGAATTAGCTGATGTCTTTATTCAAATAGCTACCTTAGTAGAGATGTTTGGGATTAAAAACGTACAACACCAAATCTATCAAAAGCAAGAAGGTATTGCTAAAAGGTCTGCTAAGTTAAAGAAAAAAGCCGATAAGGTTGGATTCTAACGGACTAAAAAATTAAAGCAAAGCTGAAAAGCCTTGCGCTCAACGGTGGCAGGTTGAACCCGGAATACCCCAGCCTGTCACCTATTTTTCAATGATAAAACTCGGCGATATGTGATTCTGTCCTTATTGCCTTCATAGCTAAGTATCCCTACTCCTCAGGGTGCTTAGCTTTTAATTAAAGGAAGCAAGATGAAAATAGATAAAAGTGTCACAGTAGTTTTCAAAGGTCCAGCTGATATAAAGAAGCTGAAAACCTTATTATGGCTATCTCAAAGAGCATTAGCTGAAATACCAGGAGAATCTGATAGAATAGTTAGACAGAGCACTTATGATATAGAGTTTGACCGTGTTGACTGTAACGTAGAATGCGGTGAGCTGCTAAAGGAGTTAAACTTATATGTTTGAAATATTAGCAATAATTATCCTTGCAGGACTTATGGGACTTGTAATAGCCAAACACGTGATGGCTGAAGAGATGTCCTGGAAGGAATGGCTTAACATTTTTCGTAAGAGGTTCATCCTTTGGAGAAATCATAGAGAAGATTATGAATATGATACTATGAAGGAAAACTTCAAAGCAGGAGGTTATCTAGAATATAAACCAACTAACTATCAAGACATCACAAGCGCTAAAAAGCTGAAACATATTGAAAAACTGGAAGGAAAGAAAGATGAGTAAAATTTATAAAAAGATGAGCCGTTCTCTTAATCCTAGAGAAGCAAAGCTCTTTGCTACTATGGTTATATTAGGAGCTTTTAAGGCTATGTTTGCAGGTATTGCCATAGCGCTATTATTTCTTTATGTTGTAGCTGAACACTTTGATGAAGGACTAGCTGAAATTTTAGCAACACCAGTAGTCTGGTTCTCGCTCTGTGCAACTATAATATATTTTATAGTAGGATTCATAATGGATATAAAAATTGAAAAATACGTGGAGGATAAAACATCATGAAACAGAATCAACACGATAACCATATGGAAAATGCTAAAAATCCAGAGAGAAAGCTAGGCCCGATGTGTGATAGAAAGGTCGTAGTTAAGTTGCTCAACGATATGCACGCTTTTAATATACTCACCCAACAAATAGTATATATAGTTGGTGATGCCTCTGGTATGAACGCTTTTGAGATATGCAGAAAAGAAGGAATAACATATAAGGTACCAGGATGAAGAACAAATTCGTGATAGGTATTGACCCAGGGAAAGGTGGCGGAATCGTCACCATTTCCGCTGGGAAGATATATACAATAGACAAAATGCCTCAAGGCCCGTCGAACTTATGGGATTTTTTTGTAGCTCTAGGTTTCCCTTCAATGCTTGATTTAAGCAAGACCTGGGTATTCATAGAAAATGTCCACGCTATGCCTAATGATGGAAAACGCTCAATTTGGACATTTGCTAAACATATCGGACAGCTAGAGATGCTCTCTGAGCTACTTTCTCTGTCTCCGGCATATGTTACCCCTCAACGGTGGCAGAAATGGCTCTCAGAGCAGCCGTATGGAGCTATAAAGGATAAATCTTGGACTAAGCCACAGTGGAAAAGCACACTTTCTAAAAGAGCCAAGGAAATAGTGCCCGAAAAATGGAAAAAACACATCACATTAGCTACAGCTGATGCCTACTGGATAGCTAGGTATGGCTGGGAGATTGCAAGATATGAGGAAAACAATACCGAGCGTAGCCCAAAAGGCAATGGCTCGCTACCCATCCGTACGTAATGCGGATATGTACTTAGATAAAAATTTTGACCCAGGTTTAGATATCTGGGGATATTACAATAGAAAGGAAAAGACTTATGTTGGTAAGAGGATGTGGATTAGGTGGTATTATAAGTATACGCTGGAACATTAACATTAACGAGAACCTTGTATATTATGAGGGTCAATGGCTTATGAAGGAAACGTGTGATAGCTTTACACATATAATAAAATATATGTATTGGATACCTAGAAAGTTAAGAGGAGAATTAGATTACTTTTTAGCGGAGACAAAATAATGAAAAGAAGATATAATATGTATAGAGACCATCATATTGTGACTAAGCAAGCATGGTATGAACTAAAAAGACTTGACCCAACAGGGGCTAAATATGCAGAAATTTTTCAAAAAAATTATCAGGGGAATTGTCATTTCGAATGTGAGTGTGTACTTGCGTACTTAAAAATATTCTCTCCAGTTATTACGGAGCCCATACGCTTCACGAAGCTTGGGTGTAAATTCGTCTTTAATGGAGGTAGTAAATGATTCGTATTCTAAGGGTTCCGGGTAATCCAATGCAAAAAATGCGCACTCTAGAGAGTCAGCACAGTCATCATGCTTCGTTCTTCCCAAGTGCTCAAGCTGAAATTCAAGTTTTGACAGACCAGTGGCATGATAAACCATCCGGGTTTCATAAAAGGGTAGAAGAGTATGAGCAATCCGTTGTTCCTTTTTTCCTTCCTGCTTGGTCTGCGGTCTCGACATTATATAGGTCATATAGTCTCGATTCGTCTGGAAGACACGTCTCATCTCTTCAGCAATCATCTCTTCTTCAGCGGCGACGCCTACCTTTATCTTGGACGGACGATACCGTCTTGATAATCGGAAGCATTCATCGGTTATCCCTACACGTCGTATGGAGCTACGAGATTGCATCTCTGCTACCTTGTAACGTCTCAGGTCTCCTGCCGTTTCCCCCTGGATATCATCGCGAATTGACCATTTACCCACAGCTTGGTGGAGTACAAATATTCGAAGGTCAGGGAGCATGGCAATTACCGATATTACCGCTTCATCCTTCCCTGTACCCGCAATATCGACCCCGAACTCTACGTTACATATTGTGAAGTCATCGACATGTCCAGGAATTCTAATCCAGTTATACCCATGTTCGTGCTTGATATCATAGCTAGTAATACTATGGAAGAACTCTTTCCTAAACCTACGCTCTTCAGGATTAGAGGTGATATGGAAATACTCTTGATAGAGCCCATCGACACTCTGATTGAAGACTGCTTCCTGGAACTTGATAGCCATGAGATAGAGGTCTATCCTTTCGGGCCACCTAAGTTCCCAATCCATTAACTTCTGTACCTTATCGAAGTATTCCTTCTGCTTCACCCTACGCTTATCCATATCATCTATCTCATCGAAAGGTAAGTAAGCTCTAGAAATCTCCCAGTTAGTCTTTATGTGGTCGTTTATAAACTTATGAAACTTATCTAATATAACCTTACCATTTTTATCCACATGTCCCATCACTGGTATCTTGATAGTTCTCCACAATGGATTAACTTCAAGCTCGACCAATATAGTATCCTCATGTAATATAGTGCCAAGCACTACTACCTTACCTTTAAGATTATCAACACTATTCATTACAGCATTATTCCACCACTTTTTGGTACGCATTCGCCTTTCCTCAGTGATAACTGTATTTTCTGAGTATATATCATCAGCAATAATAAGTGTAGGTCTGGACGTACCCTTGACCTTACCACGAATCATTTGCAGGGAGCCAATTCCTTGTATGAATACGTTATTAATCTTGAAGGCACTTCTGGTCCACATTCCTGTGTCTGAGTCGAGGGCTTCTTCAATGGCATATCGATAGTAATATCTAAGTCTTTGACTTCCAGAAAACGTATCTCTGATACGCACCGTAAAATCCTCAGCGCTCCCAGCAGTCTCCGAGATAATGATAATTGCACCTTCTTGGATAGTGCACTCGATGACTTCACCGTCAACTCTAATTTTTGTTTTTTGACCGTTATGTGCAACGACATAACTGACGAATATGGTATTAGCAGCTGTGCTTTTAGCTGATTCTCTAAAGCTGATAAACTCAAGAAGTCGTTCATATTTATTCCTCAATTTAGGGTTATATAACTTGAGTAGCTCTAGATATAGAGTCTTATGAAAGTCAGGGATTTCGTTGTAAGCAAACTCAGGTAATAGTTCCCTCGCCCACTTCACAATACCTAAATTGTTTGGGTCTGTGTTATCTAACCATTCTTCTCTCTTCGCGGTAACATGGTGCTCATAGCAAAGCCCATCTTTTACAATGGGCTCGCTACAATGTTCGCATTGTGATAGCGATTTCGTCATGTTGGCATTATCTGTGCAATAATTTTGAAAAATGTTTTCTGTACTGCAAATAATTGACCATCATTAAGCATTACTAGATAGTATTCTTTTCCCGCATATTCTTTACTATCTAAGGTAAATGTTTGACTAGTTATCGCTACATATATATCGTTAAGGTCTCTAAGATTAACCTTTTCAAATTTTAGCCCTAAATCAGTTGCTGAAGTAATAGCATTTTCAGGTATTATCTCTTCAACCACTTCCTTTTTCGGCTTTGCCGCCGACTTCGTCGGTTTCTTTTCTTTCTTAGTTGGCATTGTCTTTATCCTTATCATTGTTAACTATGATTAGCACTACTAGCCCACCTACTATAACTCCAAGCAGTCCCCAAGTTACTGGAGATTCTAGTATAGGTGTAGCTTGTTCTTCTTGGGCTGGAGCTAAGTCCAACTCAAATTCTACTGGTTTAGGGAACAACGTAATTTCTACTGGTCTAGGATTGATAGCTATTTCGTGTATTGTTTGAGCTACTGTATCACCAATCTCATAGAATGTTGTAGACCTAAATATATGTTCAGTTTCACCTAATATATTAAAGCCAAGAGTGTCGTATCCAGCGATAACTCCATGCTTAAAGACAGGCTGTATTATATAAAGTGTATCTGGTTCTACACTTACTTTAGATTCTTTCGAAAGCGTTAGTAAGTCTATTGAATAGTCTATATCAGTAAGGCTATCATATAAAGAAATTTCACTCAACTGTACTGGTACCATTTCATCTTCTATCTGAACAAGAGGTTCTGTTTCATCAAGTACCTCTGGATATGTATAAACAGTATCATAAACAATATATGATTCCGCTTTAGGACATTTGTGAAGTGGAGATGGGACGAATAGCCATGCTATTGCTGCTATCACCACAGTTACTACTACATTAGTCAGATTTAACTTCATTATTCACCTTCTCTAAAAAGGGTTTGAACAGGAATCCTGCTCTGTTATACCACCCCTTAAGAAACTTCTTATTCCAAGGCTTACGTACTGCAATCCAGAAGAATCTCTTCTTCAGTCTATCAACATAAGCTGCATAGAATTCTCTTTCTCCAGCGGTGGCCATTGTCATATGAACTGCGGTAAGGGTAATAGGTCCTAGCTTTCCATCAATTGCGAGGGTCAGCTTACCTTCTTTTACTACAGTTTCTTGAAGAACTTTCAAAGCTGTAATTGGCCCACATAATACACCCATATCAAACAACTTAAATGCCACATTCTCTGACATTATAAGGTCTATATATGGAGTATAATATCTAGTTCTGTACAGCTCTACTGCTTGCTTATATGTAAGGTCTTTGATGTTGACATCAGGGTTAGCTCTTTTGCTTATACCCCACTTAGTCTCACCGCCAGCGTCTTTAGGGTCATCAGTATATCCACCCTGTTTATCACCGCCAGTTTCCCATCTAATCGTCTCACTTATAAACGATTCGTACCGATTTATTTCCATTTTGTTGTTTTCCATTTCTCTTTCTTCTTACTTTATCTAATGCACCTACGCCAGTCCAAGCCAGCAAGGTACTAAATAGCACAGGGACCCACCATTCATCTGGCAGGTCCACACGTGCTTGAATATTGAGAAGGATTAAACCTACAAAGGTTTTCTTCCCTTCTAATTTATTTAGCAGACGGCTTAGCACTGTCTACCTTTACATCAGTTCCTTCGCCAGTATCTTCTACAACATTACCATTGTATTCGATATCTGTTGCTGTATTTGGACCGACATTTCCATCGGCTTCAGGCTGAACTGGTTGTTTAATTCTATTTTCAGTCTCATCTGGGAAGAAGAATGTTCTGAATACCATCCAGATGTCAAGTACGATAGCAAATGATGCTTCTACGAACTCTTCAACTGTCTTGTCTTTTAGGTCAACTTGCTCGTTTACCCATTGTTTCAGCTCATCGCCTTCTTCTTTAGAGGCCATCTTCAACTCAAGCTGTACGTTTTCGAAATTGTCTATTGCTGGACCAATTAAGAATAATACAGGTAATAGGTGTTGAATGTCTGAAAGATTTATTTTACCATCTTCCTGGGCGTTCTTATAGAGCATCCCTAGGCCGATTATTAATCTTAATACATCTTTCGTATCTGTATACCCTACACTTAGGGTGTTTGCTGGTGCCATTTTGTTTCCTTTCGTTTAATGGACAGTTCAAATATACTACATATAACAGTAAATGTCAATATTTGAAAAAAATTTGAAAAAAATTGGGGGGCTTTTTCATTACAGCTTACTGATAATTACCGTCAGCTGCTCTTGAATTACCTCATTCGTTCTCAAAATCATATCAACTGTCCCCTTAAGTACCTCAACCTCTGATTTCATCTTCAGATATGAGATATAGTTACCAACCCAGAAGACAACAGCCGTCCAAATTGCACCTAGCGCCCACTTTAACCAGTGAAGGTGCTCTTTTAACCATCCGTTTATCATTATTTTTTCCTTAGTGTACTATCAATTTCTAATTTTACCCACAAACTATCTAGCTTCTCATTTATACATTTTTGTTGTTCCTGAACTCTCTTCAGCTTTGATATAGTGGTATCCTTTTTCCCTTCTTGCCCATATGCTATTAAGAATGTACAAATTAATATGAATAATAAATATTTCATCTGTCTATCCTTATCTTATTAATATTGTCTTAATACACACTGTATGCTTGTTATTCCTGTTTGGTTATCAGCTACTACCATCTGAACATATGGCCAAGGATAAAAATCAGTTGGCGTTACATTAATTGCTTCAGCTGTAGCTGCCTGACACGTATAGCTTAACTGCGTGCCATCAGTTTGGTATAGAGTATAGAATGTTATGTTGTCCATACTTACCTTAAAAGTAATAGCGACAGATGTATCTAGCGTAGCATCTTTAATGATACCAGCAAGATAATAAGTTTCTGGCATTGTTAATACACTAGAGACAGCAGCACTATCAGCTATTGTTATTGTCTTTACGACTACATCGTTTAACATTTTCGCTCCTTATGGTTTGAATATTTTATGGCCTAACGGCACAATCCCTCTGTGAGGGTTCATTATTAGCATCCTCAGTCTATCTAATGCTGTATTCCAAGGACGGTCTTCATCGTATAGCCCTTCAGCTGGTGGGAAAGTTAAGTCCTCCTCACCTAAGAAGTAGCTATTTCTGGTCCAATCAGTTTCCTCTGGACTATATTTCTTTGGACCAAATAATCCAAATCCTAATATAAAGTTATCCCAGAACCAAGCTGTACTAGGAGAGAAAACTTTCTTTCTTTGCTTAGGTGTTAGCTCTTCGCTATCTGCTAATACCTTAATTGTATTGACGACTCTATCCAAAGTACCAAACTGCGAAGCAATTCTTCCTTGCATTAACGCATCTATTATGGAGTTTTGGTCTGGTCTGAGAGCAACTTGTACGCCTTGCTTAAATGGTACACCTGCCCAGAAAAGAATCTCATATGTACCTTCTATGATTTCTCTCTTAAGCCTCTCATCGTCATCGTCATCACCTGTTATATGTGGCCATACATCAGCCATCATATCAAGCGTTCCTAATATAGTCTGGACAAATGGGTCTGCTACATATTGTAGCCCCATAATAGTCCCAGCGGTACCTATCTGCCAAGCTACCATGTTTGACATTATCCTAACAAAGGTTGCCCTTATCAGATTTACATCTGCCCTAGAAGCATATCCTTTATCTTCAAGATGTTTACTAATCTCTTTAGCTGAAGTTATATCTTTTCCAACTAATAGCTTAAGAGCTTCAAGCTTACCTTTTAATCCGCCACTTGTTACCCCTATACCTTGAACGATAGCCTCTTGTATCATCCTTAGGTTAGTCATAATCAAGGTCATCGGGTACTGGGTAAACTGTAGATAAGCTTTACCCATCTTGGTATTTGAATATCTTTGTTTGTTCTTTGGATTATAGAAAGCATTGAACGCTTCTACATAGTTAATTGCATATTGTATACCGTCCTCTAGGTCAATAGCATGGTTATTATGCTCAGCTAATTTGAGACCTGTGAAGAATGCAGGTATACGTCCGTACTCAGCGAGAGCCTGAACCTTTATACCAGCTGGGAAACCTTCATATAGTGTTTCAAATACAGTTTTGCCAAAGGTCATTAACGCCTTCTTCTGGGTGATACCAAGTTCTGCTGCTTCATTAATCTTTAACTTATCAGGGTCAACACCTTCGAGTTGCTTAAGAGTAGCATCTATATCTGACATGTCCATCTCTTCGCCATCATAGATATTCTCTATCTTATTTCTCCAAGCTTGTTTCAAAATCCTAATCTCTTGCCTAACATTAGATTGCTTGCCAGCTTTTGTTTGGCGTAACTTCTTGTTAAGCCTACGCAGCTCCTTAACAAACTTAGAATATCCTGTTGCATTATTGAATAGCTTGAAAGCTGAGCTTACCTTTTGATACCACTTTTTATGTACCAACAGCTCTTCTCTATTAAGGTTAAGCGAACCTAATGTGAGCTTAACAACAGAGGTTGTACGTGCAAGTGAGAGCGAAGAAAGAGTATTCATTATCAGCCTTTGGCCTTCATCTAATCTGTCTATCCTCGCATCTCGTAGATGTAGATATTCAAATGTTCCACGTACCATCCTCTTAGTAGCCCTGAATGGCATGTGAGAGAGATTAGATATAAGTAATCCCACAAGGTTTCTCGACAAAGCTTTAGGAGCATTCCATAGCGCAAGGATTAACCAACCCATTGTTCTCTGATAGGTCTTAGCTAATAAGCTTAAGCCCTTACCAGCTAGCTTAAGCGTACCATAGTGTAAGGTATCAAAGACTGGATGGTCCCAATATCCTTGTATAAGCTTCATGTTCCTGACTTCTCTAGCTTTACCTTCTAAGAACTCAGAGGAACCATTTCTAAGATATCTATCAGACATATCTTTAAGCTTAGTTCCATCTATATCTCTAGTATACACCTGGTCTCTTCTAAACGAACCAAGTTTATCTGGGTTCTTAACAGCATCGCTGAGGGTCTTCCTAATCTTAGTGTTAGCCTGCTGTAACGTCAACGTTTCATATTCTTCTTGTGTAAGCGGGTCAGCGTAACCATCATTAACCAATTCCTGTAAATACTTAAGCTGACCAGCTGTAGCAGGCACTTCACCAGGAATATCACCAATAGACTTATAAATATTATCATATACTTCTGTCCTTCTTATAGCTTCTGCTACTGCTTTACTTGGGTCAACGTGTAGATATACTCGGTCAGAAGTAACCTTTCTTACTATCCCAGAAACTCTTAGCTCAGCTCTTACTGGTATCTCATCCTCCTCGTTTACCCATTGACCTGGGATAAGGAACGATATGTGCATACCTTTCTTAACATTTTTAAGCTTTCTCTTTCTAGTATGAAGTATCTTATTGCTAAGCTGTGCAGCGAACCAGTGCTTAATTGAATTGATTACAGCTATATTCTCACCCTTCATCCTAGCTAAGTGCTCAAACAAGAACCAATCAGCTAATAGTAAATCGCTTTTCGTTCCCTCTACAAGCCGATAGGTGTAATCCGTATGAGGTCTAGTGCTTGATTTCGCATAGTTTACATTAGGGTCATCAACTTTTCTCTTCTGAAAGTTGGGGATAAATGATGTGCTCATAGGTCCCTTCTCTAATCGGTTCCACGCACTAGTAAGCCTTTCCTCTACAATACTCTCTATTTGCTTATCAGTTCTATCGGCTATACGAGGGTCCCAACCTGGGATTCTATTCTTACGTTGCTTCTGATGGGCTTGTCTCTGTGCCCTTAGTCCTTGCCTTATAGACCTAGCATTCTGGTGTTTCCACATCTCTTCATAAACGTGCATTGGATATCTGTGAGGCATATAGTTTCCTATCTGTTCATCTATAGCTTTCAGATAACCTTCATAAGTATCTATAGCATTTGCTATATATCTTGCACCTTCATTGATACTACTTATATCGCTACTAATTTGAGTATACAACTGTTTCAAATAGTTTAGAGAAGTAATAACAATTTCTCGTGCTCTAAAATCATACATTTTTCTATATTCTACAGCTGCAACAATCATTAACTTAAACTGGTCACTCCTGTCAGCAAACTGCTCTTCTAATAGCTGGGTTAAAGTCTTGAATGGAGTTCTACTCTCTGTATGTGTATATAACCATTGCCCTGGTTTGTTGCTCTGGACTACACGGATGCCTAGCTTAGCTGCCATATTTTCTGCTAAATCAAATATCATCTTCCGTAGTAAAGTCTCAGGTATTTTGATATCATCTACTGAGGTTAAAAGGGCGACAAGTTCTGGGTCCCGTGTTTTGTCTGTTCTGTACTCGTCCCGTTTCTTCGTGTCTCTCATTATCGATATGAAATTCTCAAGGTTTTCAAGATGTAAAGACATTTCCTCTTTATGTAAGTTAAGGACTCTATCTATATCTTCAGCCTTCTTAATAACTAATGAAGCTTCACCTACCATCTCAGGATTAGTATTAGGTAATACCTTATATCTGATGCCAACCCTGCGCTTTGTAAGCGCTTGAGGTTGACGACTACCTACCCTCATACCATAACCAATTGTCTCATCTTCATCAACAAAGGTATACGTTTTCTTCTCTCTCCAAGGAGCATATATCTCATCCTGGAGGAAACCAGCGACTACACCTACTGGTAACTTGCTAGCTCTTTCATATTGTTTCTTAGCCTTAAAGTGTAGATAAAAAAGCTGTCGTAAAGCAGCTTCACTTGGGTCAAGCTCAACCGCTCTATCTAAAGACTGACCTGCCCTCACTTCATATCCATTAAACGTTCGAATAATTTCAGAGGAAACCATTTTCGCATATTTGTTCTTAAAAGCTGGAGCTGAAAGAGTATTGATATCTCTTAGGACTTCATCTATTATAAAACCATTATCGCTCATGGTCATAACCACAGAGATATCTCTATAGAGTCTCCGCAGCTCAGTATGTCCTGCTGCATATCCTTTATCTCTTATCAATTTCTTAAACTTTTTATATTCATTAGACCTAAAGAAACCATTATCAAAATTCTTTAAGTGCTCATAGAATACATCTGTTAATAATCTAGCTGGTTCTGGAACCACATCATCTTCATCTTGGAAAACGATATTAGAATTCCCTGTCTCTCCTTGCTGAAGAGCACCAATAACCTTATGTGTCTGGACCCTACCATACTTATCTTGAATGTTATTGAAATGGAATAGATATGATTCTAGCATACCAGGCTCAAACTTAGCCATTACAGTGAGAAGCATATCGTTATACTGATATGTGTATGGCTTCTCTGGATTCATCTCTGCTCTATTAACCTGTAAGTTAAAAGCTCTCTTATCTTTCAAACCATTATTTGTTACCTGTCCTATTAGAGATAACCAAAAAGCTCTCACATCTTCTATATCATACTTACCGCTGTAAAGTTCATCTATTAAAAATTGTTCTAATAGCTCTCGTCTATCGTCAAGAGAAACATTCTCGGGGAACTTCAGAAACTGTGACAAGCGCTTACGGTTTAGTTGTTTTTCCCATACTCCATGGCGCTCTATTAGTAAGTTACGTGCCCTCAAAGCTTCAGGTGATTCCCCTCTGAGAATGTTATCTGGAGTCATGGTGAGTTCACCATCCTCACTTGTTATAAACAACTGACCTTTAGAATCAACGGTAAGCTTCATTATTCCTTTGTCAGTCTTAAGTTCAATCTCACGCTTTGCACTTTGAATAGTGACAAAGTCTTTTTCTAAAATCTTTTCAAATAACGCAGGGAATGTCTTAGCTCTAGCCTCTTCATTCATCTCTCTATCGCCAGTAACACCCTGGTCATATCTTCTATCTACCTCATCTATAGCATGGACCATTGCAACAGCTGCTCTACGTAGTCTCTCTAGCGGTCTCTCATAGCCTCTGTTTCTTCTGTAATCTTGTTCGAAAGCTAATAAAGATAAAGCTATAGAGCCTACATCAGCATGTACTTCTCCCTCCTCTGTGCTAAAGGACTCATAGACATTGTTAGTATTCTTATCTCTGAAATAAGTAAATATCTTAGAACCTTTCCTAGCCTTACTAAGGATATCATCTATCATCTCAGCAAATCTAGGTGAAGTATAAGCCATCGTCATACCTACCTCAACTTCAGTCCTTAGCGCCTCTTTCTGTGTCTGCCCATAGTGTGGACCTACTACAGCAGGGATAGCAGCAATAAGACCGAACAATGGATATTCATATACGCTATCTGCTAACTTCATATTTTCAATGAAAGCCTGGACTATTGTCTTCTTCTTGAGATTCTCCGTTTCCATAATCTCTATTTCATCTTCAGTTGTACTCTGTTTTGCTGAAGCAGATGCAAGCTCTTTGTCTAACTGGTCTTCGTACAGCTTATATAAACCTTCTTTGTCACCTCTCTGGAACATGCCAAGAATTCTCTTCTGGTCTTCAACCCCCTGGATAAGCTCAAAATGGGTAGCTGTATTACCATCCTGTGCCTGTATCTTAGCTAACCTAAAAGCTTTATCAAAAAATAACCTAGTCATTTCATTAAGAGCTCTAACATGTACAGGCTCTAGTAAATCTAGCTGAGCATCACTTAAACCCCACATATGTCCGAACATTGTCTCTTGTACATCAGGGTTAGCTAGGTCAGCTTCATAGCTTAGCATAGATGTATTATTAGGGAAATCTACAATATGGTTAGTCATTATAAGATGAAGCATATGAGTTCTGAACCAACTCTTATGTCGAGTGTCCATCTTTATAGTCTTCATCTCTATAACATTACCTGCAGCATCAAAGAGTGGCATCTCTATCGTTGAGGACATACCGATTGCACTGAGCGCTGAGTGGTATAGCCTTTCGTTTATAATCTTAGACACATCACTTACGTAAGCATCATTGATATAGTGAAAGTCATTTCCAATTACTACATACCTAGGTTTAGATAAACCTTTACGCTCTCCATTCATAAGCTGTGCAAATAGTATTCTAACTTCATCGGTGAATACAGTCTTCCTATTTACCTCTATGATATTACCACTAGCATCTACAGAGCCAGGTAATCTTAAAAGCTCAGCTGCTTTTGAATCAAAAAGTCCCTGAACAGTAGATACCATATTCTTAATGTATTCCTCTTTAGACTTAGCTACTACATCTAAGACATTGTTAAACTGCTTAGCAGTCCAGTAATCTGGGTCAAAAGGAATAAGAGATATCGTATCAATATCAAAATCTTTACCTACCATTGACTGGATATACTCACTATTAAATATAGCCTTACTATACTCTGAAGCTTTACCCTGTCCAAATGAAGGTACAACTCCTGCTACAGTTACAGCTGCAATAGATAGAGCTGAATCTGTAGGTGTGACAACAGCGAGTACCCTATCCCCTGGCTTAATACCATATTTAGCAGCTACATCTCTAGTGATAATGGTATAGCCATCTTTAAGCATACCATTTTCATCTAACATTTTAGCTACTTGCTTATTTTTCCAAGCCTTAACCTTCTCCCCAGTCATAGAGACGAGGGTCTCAGCTCTACCTGTTCTCAAGAAAGCTCTGTATTTGATAGTTGTCTCGTTATCTATGTCCTTCTTAAGCTCTTCCTTTATGATGGTAGCCATAGTATTGTAAGTCGCGTCTATCTCATCAGCTCTTAGATTAAGCTCATCAATATTACCCTTAGCATCTGCTAAAGTTCTTCTTCTTTGTAGTTCTCTAAGATTAGATATAAGAGTACGAAGCTCTTCGTTGCCGAGAGCCTCGACGAATGCTTCGTCAGTTAGGGAAAGCGAGGTAAGGTGCCATCTTAAAGCGCCATCAGCAGTAACAGGTTCTACCTGAGATTTCTTAGCTAGTACTCCGGCATTAGGGCCAAGAGCGACCCTAGCGCCTGGGAGTACCATTTGGAGGACATCAGCTAACCTATTACGTAGCTTATTATTAAGTTGGTTTGAGAACAGTGTGTGATGAAATACATTTCTATATTTTTGCTTAGCCTCTTCGTCCTTCATTTGGACGAGCGGCGATAAAATCTCTGCAATTTCTTCTTCTTTAGGGGAGGAAGGTTCGGTAACTATAGTGCGTATATCATCCAAGGCTTCATCTAAAGTATAGCCTTGGTTTTCTATTCCATCACCAATATTTTGTTCCACCCATAAGGTAACAATATTCCTCATCAATGTCAAGATATCACCATTAAAAGAACCTGTCGGGTCAGCTGCCATAACAGCTGGGTTAGCCACTATAAAACCTGAACCATTCCAGGCCTGCCTGCTTTTACCTGACATGAAGGAAACGTTTTGTTCTTCCTTATACCTATGGAAAGAAGATAAAGGTATTACCATTACATCTTCTTCTATTCTCTTATAAAACTCTTGTGGAGCGCTTAGTTGTGCTAAGCTAAGAGCATTAGCTGGAGAAACTTTAGCTGACTCATCTGCAGTGAGAACTGAAAGATTATTTCTTCTCATCCATTTAGCTAATGGGTCATTTGGATGTACACCATGCATAGCATGCTTAATAAAATAAGGTCTATTCCTATCTCCAAAGCCTGAGGATAAGACATTCTTTAGAGCTCCTTGCTTAATAGTCCCATATACTCTATGATATACGGTATCAAAATCTCCTAATATATAAAATGAAGCTCCGTCTAATCTAGACGTACCATCTAAGCTGTTCCTTAAGAGAGCATCTAAATCATAAAGCTCTCCATCAATCTCTATCGATTGCCCCTCAACACCTGTTGTATTTATAATACCTAATCGAACCTGTATCTTACGAGTCTCTTCATTATAGGTGATACCTGTTGTCTGACGAGAGCCTTCAAATAAGTCTTTAACGTGGTCCCAATCCTCTTGTATAGCCTTCTTGCTGTATACCCATTTAGTCCCACGCTTCTGGACAGATTTCCAATCTTCTCTTATAACCTTACTCTGGAAGCCAGGTTTAGAGAAGTCTACACCAAACCACATATCCTCTAATAAAGCTCTAAGTACCCCTGATACTTCATCTATACCTTTATGGAGTGGGTCATAGGTAACATCTTCCATCTGGTCAACGAACTCTTTATAGATACTTCTGAATGGACCAATGGCTGTCATTAGCTTCTCATAGTTATCTTTATGGACAGTGAGTACAGGTAAGGTATTCTTATCAGCAAAGCTACCAAGATATATGAATCTTCTATCGTTAACCTTATCCTTTGCATCAGCTATTACGCGAGATAAAAATGCAGACATACTATCACCATCTGCCTCTTCTTTCGCTACATTCCAATCTCCAAGTCTAGATATATTAGAGGAAGCTACTCTCTTCCTTCCAGCTTTGTGCTTCTGATAAGTATCAAATGTCTTTATTAAAGATATACCAAGGTCACCTTCTTGTAATCCTAACATCTCCTCAAGGAAAGGTATAAACTCTTCTATTACCATATCCTCATGGAGAGTTGTTGAGTTCTTTCCAGTTGCATCTTTGTGCATATCGCCAAGGGGAATCATTCTCATAAAGGATTTCTTTCCTTCATACACAGTAGCAAGTGAGTACATAGGCTTATTGCTTACCTCTTGTGCTCTGTTAAGCAAGCGGGTAATCATACTCCTCTTGAACTCATCATAATCGCTTACATAAGTTTTGTATCTTCTCTTATGTAAAGCTTTAAGTCTATCCTCTATCAAACCATCTTCAGCTGTATTGATTGCTTCCAGCTGTTTCTCAAATTGAGCAACCTTAGTCTCACCTAAAGTTTTATATAATGTCCTAAGGTCAACATCAAGCACATCAGCTACAAACTGACTGAAACTCTGTACCATATTCTGTTCACGAACAGATTCTTGTTCTCCCTGGTCATCATCTTCTTGACCCCAGTCTAAATCATCTATCAATTTCTCATCTTGGACATTACCATCTTCGTTCAGATGATATCCATACATTCTTCTATATTTCTTATCTACTAGACCACTATCTATTACCCCTCTCTTTCGCTGAAATTGGTAGTCGATAAGGTCAAGCTCAAAATCTTTCATCATCTCAAAGACAGCCTGGAGAACAGAGTCTTCTTTAAGCGTTATACCTAAAGCACTAGCTAAGTATTCAGCTATAGCTTCCATCCACTCTCTGAACATTGACTTCTTCTTACCAGAACCATCTGGCTTTATAAAGACGATATCATTAAGTACACTTAAGATATCTAAATCAGCAGATAAGATATAAGATAAGAACTCAGCGTTATCACTTTTGATATGGTTCATCTTGTTCTGTAGATAAGGGTCTGCGGCTATAGTATCAAGCACCTTAGCTAAAGCTGCAGCGTCTTTAGCATTAAATTCAGGGCTTCTATATCGAGATATGTTCTTATCTTTATTACCATCTAGAACGTCTTTAACATATCGCCGCATGTTATCAACCCTAGAATAGAACCTACCTTCCTTAGAGTTCGGGTCTCTCGCTCCTTTCTCTAAAGCTTCAAGAGTAAAGACATGTATACTTTCATGCAATAAAGTTCTAAAGATTTGATTTTTATCTATAAGCGTAGATTCAGGGTTAATCACAACCCATCTGTTAGAATAATCTGATTCCCATTCAAAGGCACCTCTTTTTCGCTTGCCATTGTAGTAAATATCTTGTACCTTAAGGGTAACGTCTCCGACACTTCGGAGAAGACTCTTTTCTAAGAAGGCAAACTCATCGTCAATCATATCATTATCTTTAAGATATTGGTATAACCCTGATATAGTATCCTCATATTGCTTACCGCTAACATAGCGTGCTATAGCTTTCCCAACTGTAGGCCCTTGAGCTGGAAGTCTATCTTCTTCTGGAGTATCTTCAAATCTAGCCATACCCTCAGAGGTATCGTAGTTTGTAAGGTCAACTTTCCATAGCTTAGCTGTAGTAAACTCAGGCTGCACTAGCTCAATCTTTACTGCTGGCGCGCCTTTAGCCTTCGGCTTCAGCTTACGCTGAGCTCTCCTCATGCCTACCATGAAGGGTCCATTAGCATCAGTTCTATATAATCTATGTGTCTTCGTCCCATACTCAGTCATCCTTGCCCAGTCATCTGTAGGAAGATATACTATATTTTTTCCAAGGACTTCTTTAGCATACCAGAGAGAGTGGTTAACAGATTTCTCAAACCAGACATCAAACATATCTGACAGAGCTTTAACGTCTTGCTTCATCTTCCCTATATCCCCTTGACTGCTAAGCATCTTCTCCATCTTGCTTACATATGACTGCTTTAAGGCCTGTATCTCTTCTATAGCTGCGACCTGGGCAGGCTTTAGCTTTAGTTTTTCTGTTACCTCTTGGATAGAATCATTAGCATCCATATCAACTACATCTAAGGTTGCAAGGAATGGATTACTTTCCTCAGGGAGAGCTATCCCTTTCATCTTATTTATTATATCCATAGATAAAGTATTAAGCTCTCTAGTTTTCTCTAATGTAGGTCCAAAATAGTCATATATTCTTTTCCAAGTAGCTGCATAAAATTCTAATACTCTCTGAAAGTTCTCTATATCATCCTTAACAACTTCATATTTGCCCATTAAAGCTTCTATGTCAAACGATTTAGCTTGGTCTAATAGAATCCAAGGTGACTTAGGAGCCCTTGAGTGCTCAAATCTACTTCCCTCTTTCTTAAAGTTTGGTGTCATAGTCGCTATCTTATCGATGAAGTTACCAGTTCTACCTGATATCTTACCAAATGTCCCAGAAGGAGAAAGTAAACGCTGACCTAAACGTATCGGGTCTCTCATCGTTACTGGTATATTAACTTCTTTTTCTGCTATTCTGCGACCTACACGTACATCTGATGTGCCTGGCTCTGCTACCATTTCGGTAGCGATACCTAAAACAAAGGTTTCAAAGCTATCTGTTTGGAATTGGACACCATGATGTAAAGCAAACATTAAAGCTTTATCTCTCCTGAATTCTGCCCATATTTCACCTAATCGTTTATGGTCTTTATCACTAAGGGTAGCTATAAACTTATCGACTAGTTCCTTTTGCATCTCTTCTCTAAGCTTATTTATCTCCTTTCCTCCATCAGCATCTTCTGGTATAAAGATTGTAGCGTCACCACCTAATAAACCTCTTGGAGCTATCAACTCAGATTTTCTTTTGTCTAAACTTATCGCTTGATAAGTATTCCGTACAATCTCAGTCCATACAACAGCTCTTTTATTATCCATTATCTTCTCTAGCTCTTGGAACCTTTTCCTTACCGTCCAAATAGCTTTAATCTCTTCCTTTTTGTTGGCTTTATCACCATAAAGATTTAGCTCAGTGGTAATTAGATTCTCTAGCTGTTGTAGATACTCCTCTCTTAGAGCTGTTAACGCCTTGCTATCCCCTTTGAGCCCATTAAGAACTTCATATATACCTTGATATATCGGTAAAACTGAACCTGAATATTCAAGACCTCCTGCTATAGCACCAAACGCTGGGATTGATTGTTTCATATGAGGAGCATACGTTAATCGCAAGGAGTTCAAAGCTTCTATGAAGCCTGTATCAAATATCGGGTCAGCTTTCATCTTGGGAAGATTATGTAAAGACTTACTCATGAAGTCTTCAATTCTGCCTACCCAATTAGCTGCTTGGCTAATACCTAATTGCTGATTGCTAAGGTCATTGATAGCTCTTTCTACCCTAGAGTTCTTAGCTGTTTGTACGTCCTTCTCTGAGCGGTCACCTATATGCTGTAACCTATCTAGGCTTCTAGACATATCTTCGTGACCAGCCATCCTCACCATCCAGTTTAATATCCTTGCAGGTTCATCTCCAAGCTTTCCTTTACCAGCTGCCTCAGGGACAGTGTCACTTTGGTACTGATAAAATATTGTATAGTCTTCTGCATCAGCACGGTCTTTCGACTCAACCTCTGCTACTACATACCAACCAAGCTTAGGAGCTCCTACCGTTTCCTCAAGGTCTTCACTATAAAAGCGATGTGTCCCTACTTCCATACCATATACAATAGGTATATCAAAATCAGTTAGACCAACTGTATGGGACGTAACATTAAACTTCTCTGGGTCCTTTAAGGTTCCTCTAAAACCATAAGGCTCAATAGTAACACCTCTCTCAGCCTTATTTTGCTCAAACTCTTGCTTATCTCTTATATTATAGTGGATTCTGCCCCATCTTATAGGGTAAACCTCAGCTACAAACTTCTTGAAAAGGGTCAGTAAACCAGGTCGGTCTTCTAAATCTTGTACATTCATAGCCTTAGGCATAGTTTGCTGTCGACCTGTTTCTTCTTCTCTTTGCTTATAGAACTCTTCATAGAAAGTTCTTGCATACCCCTTAAACTCTTCCATCATACGTCTCTCGAGAGTACTAGCTCGTTTGCCTGCCCAATCAGCATTCCAGTTTAACTTACCAACGTTATTCTCATTATCTAATATAAAGACAGTAAATAGTGGAGTTGAGTTCCACTTATCTCTTACATCTACAGGTATATGGACATCACTCTCTTCAGCTCTTTTTACTTCTTCAGAGAATTCATGAGCTGCATTGTTTACAAACTCAGTATAATCAATATCCTCTACAGATGTTATGTGAGCTATTGCATTTTCAGTTTCTAAAACTTTATCTATAAACTCAGTCCATAGCCCTGGCTCTATAACTAATTGCTTTAGGGCTCCCACCCTCTGTTCGCTCCTAGGTTTATATGCTCTTATCGGGACGGTATATCTCTTATCAAACTGTTCCTGGAAGAATGCTAGATTCTCTGTGACAAATTCTCCTTTTTCTCTACGCTGGAAATCCTCAAAAGTCATATCGTTCTTAGGCAAGTAACCTAGCTCTTGAAGCTCTCCATATTCTTCTTTAGTTATAGATTGTATCAATTGTTCAGGTAACTGAATTATAAGAGCTTCATTCTTTACTGGGAAAGGCTCATCTTCAAATCGTCTATTTATCTTCTCTTTGTTTATCCTCTTCCAATCAGCATATTCCTTAGCCATTCTCTCTTTCACTATCGCTTCATCTAATTGAGCAGGGAAAAAGCTGAAGGTAGAACCTGTTCTCTTATCTGTGAACATATAGAGGTTATTCTGAGGCTTAGTGTTTCGTGACATACCCTCATACTTATAGCCAGTACTAGCAGCTATATCTTGGGCAGTCCTTTCATTAGGGTCAATATCATCTTGAGCGGCTGTCAATACATCTGAAGCAGCTCCCTCTTCTGATTCAAGTATTGAATTTATATCATTGTTATCTACACCTAAGCCTTTACGTATACGCTCAGATGTTTTCTTAGCTCGCTCTTCTTTGTAGGCTTCAGTTATTGTTGTTAGTGATGTAGTAAACAAACCAGCTGCTCTACCAAGAAGGGGCCCATATTTCGTCGATGTCTTAAGTTCCTGGGATTTTTCTGTTAGCTCCTGTACTACAGCTCCCAGTTGCTGATACTTAGTATTCAATAATTCATAAGCAGCTGGTCCGAAATCTAAAAGAGTTGCTACTGTATAGTCTCTCGTTGCTTCTTTCAACAAAGCTGCAGGAAAGTTCTTTAAGATTGACTTAAACTCTGCTCCCATACCTGCACCTGCTGCTATTCCTGCTGCCCTATAGAATAAATCTTCAGTCATCTCATGGATAACTTCAGGTTTCAGATTAGCTAACATCTTTTGGTCAAGGACTAAGTTAAAGTACTTCTCTGTTTGCTTTGTTACATTAGCACCACTAAGATACGAATCCATAAGCAATTGTCCAAGCTTAATTACACCATCAAGAACATTAGGGCTCTCTAGCTTATCTAAATATCTAAGCGTTTCATTCATATTAGCCCTAAAATCACCTTGGACATTAGCCCTACCATTTACATCAGCTTCTGTCGTAACTGGATTGACTGGAGGAAGATTCTTTATCTTATCATCATATTTCTTATTAACTTCGTCTAATACTTTTTGAGGAGTAACCTCTACAAACTCATCTCCCCTAGGCTCCTGACCTTCTTTCACTTGAGCTATAATCTGTTCCCACTCTGCTATCTTTTGGGCTACTTGGAAAACTTTGTCCTCATGTCCTGCTATTCGATGTCTCTCAAGGCTTTCATAAAAACGTTCAAGGTCTGCCTCAAGTTCAGCAAGAGGTTTTCGCACTTTAACTTTCTCTAATTCCTCTTCTCTACCCTCTTCAATTTTAGCTATATCTGCTTCATTTTTTTGTCCACCGAAATCTACTGCGCCATCTAATCCCATATGCCAAATAGCATTCATATTCTCCTTTACCTCAGCGTAGTCTTCCACTTGCTCTACGGCTGGGTTAAGCTGAGACCTTATCTCTTGATAAAGTTTTTGCTTAGCTTGAAGTTCTTGTGGTGTCATATCATGCTTTAATAGACTCGCACCAAAACCTAAGCCCATCATTACTGAGCCTGTTATAAGACCTACGGCTCCGCCTGTTGCTACGCCTTCACTTAAATCTCTAGCAAAATCATACATCTGTTGAGCTGTAAGATTACTAGCAAATTGCTGCCCCATCTCCTGCATAGCTTCTTCCATACCCTGGATGGTCATGCCTATGCCTACTTCACCTATTCTTCTACCAGCAACTGTACCAAGATATTTCTTTAACGTTTTCTTAAGTAAGTTGTTAGCCGCTGGATTAGTCAGTTTCTCAAATCTACTGAACATACGAGATATTGGTATAGCCTCTGATGTACCTATTAGCTTGCCTGTTTTCCCTACCTCAGTTGCGATATCTATATCGTTTGTTATCTCATAGGCTTCTCTCATTAAACCAAAGCCTTCAGCATATGCTCCTAAAAGAGCAGATGTCATTGCAGGGTTTACCCTTCCTCTGAGCGCTATCGCTCCCAATACAAATGCAGTCATAGAACCAAATCCTGCAGGTAGGTCTTTCTGCCAGAAGCCACCATTAGGGTCAGTAGGAATAAAGTCTTCTAACTGGTCTGAAAGATATTCAGAACCTTTAAGTATTTGTTCTCTTGTTCTTCTGGATTGTTCTTTCTTTTCTTTTCTGCCAGGGAGATAGTCTAACTGTTGGTCAACATAATCAAACATTGCCCGTCTGGTATTTTGTATATTCTTTTCTTCTTCAGTTTCAGTATCAAAAATCTTTTGCGGTAGGTGACCAACAAAATCTACTGCATCAGCACCCCACTCAACCCAATCAGCAGCAAAGCCTACTGGGTCAGTACCAAGTTGTTCAAGTTCAGATGCAACACCTCCTGCAACATTAATACCCATCTCAAGAAAGCTTTTAGCCCAATTACCAAGTACCTCTGGCGGAGGCACTATTATATTACCACCACCTGGGCCAAGCGGTATCGATGTCCACTCATCTGATAGATAAGTAGTCCCTTTCTTATTGGGTATACGAACCTGCTCATAGGTAAAATCTTCTTCTGGTGCTGTTATTGTACTTTCAGTTTCTTCATCAAAAGCACCCCAGTCTACATTATTCATCAGCTCATCAGATGGAGCAAGGTCTTTATTAACCTTATCCCAATCAATGGCTAATCCTTTTTTCTTATCATCTTGAGGCATATTAGTCTTTCAGATTGTCTTCTATATTAAATAATATCGTTTGCCATTTTAGCTGTTCATCAAAGGTCAAGAGACCACGGTCTCTCTTATGTAGGAATAGATGCATCGTATACCCTAAGTCTGCTTGGACTCTCTTAGCAAGCTTGTGATATTGATTAGCCTGTGGTCCTTGAGGACCTCCAGCTATTATATCATCTACTCCAGTGGCAACTCTTTCATTCACCTGACGTACAGGCTCTGGTTCTGGAGCTCTAATACCAGGTTCATCTCTAAATGGAGATTGCCCAGTATGTCTTTCTAATTCAGCTGATGACTGTTCATAAAATCTACCAGCTCTAGTGAACTGACCAAATACATGTCTTAGTTTATCTCTCTCTGCACCTGCAGGCATCGTTGTAATGAAGTCAGCTATTTGCTGTCGTTCATCGAATAGTTTAATATAAGCTCCAGGGTGCACCTTCCCAGATACAAGGTTTTGATATTCTGAAGTTGCTATATCATAGCCAGCATCCTTTAGCTGCCTAGCAATATTACGACTACGTAGCTGCATCTGTTTTTCATAAACTTCTTGCTGTAGAACAGCATCATCAGTATTTCTTTTTCTCTCTAGGCTTGGTGGACTCTCCTTAGGGTTGAGTACATCAAACTCAGTAAGCGCCTCTCGCCGTGCCCCTACCTGTTTTTCATATAGCCCTGTGGTAGGATTGAAGATAGCAAAACCACGCTCTCCTGATATAGTATTTTCCCACTGGATACCTCCTTGCTGGTAACCTTTCGGTGCAAACTGTCCGCTACGACGTTTATCACGTTGCGCAAAGGTAGATGACCTTATCTCTATTGGGTCACCAAATTGCTTAAACTGTGCATCTCTAAACTTAAATACATTTAGAGTAGCTCTTCCCTCTTCATCTACCTTTGTGACAAATCTTGTAGTTCTAACGTCAAGACCAGCTACATCTCCAGCGTATTTAGGACCAAGCTCTTCTAAACCTTCTAATCCTGTCATCTGTTCTACCCTACGAGAATATTCATCGCCTTGTCTCTCTGCCTTTTCCTCTCTAACAAAGTTGGCAGATTGAGAAAACATCTGGGTGATAAACGGAATTGTCTCTTCAGCTTCATTCTGAGTCGCACTCTGTAAAGACTTATAATATAAGCTTCGTACATCTTGCTGGCTTGCATCCGGACCTAAGCTGGCAAACTGTTCTGACGTCTGCTCTATTGTTTTTCGTATATTGTCTTGCTTAATTTCTCTTTCGAGCCTTAAGTTCTCCTCACCAAGAAACTTACTGAGAACACCTAATGCTTGTGGTATCTGTCCTGGCATGTTACCTCCTCATCCAAAGATTTGGTTTATTAGATATACTATATGGATTATAACCTGTAAATTCTTCAGGTTGCATCTGCCCAGGTGTTGTACTTAACCCGAAAGTAGGTTTTTGTGAAACATCAAATGGTCCTGCGACATATGGCGTTTCAACACTAGTCTCTGGGGCAAGAGGTCCAACAGGACTTGACCCAACGTTAGCCGCTCCACCTTCAGCTGGCATCGCGAATTGGTCTTCAGGTAACTTGTTTAATAACCCTAGTGTTCTTCCAAATTGTGCTCCTGCTATCCCTCCGCTTATACCACCTGAAACAAAAGAACCAACTGGGTCGGTAGCTGTATCTGCTCCCATAGTAATCATAGCTTGTTTAGTTCTAATCTCTGCGTTTCTATCTGCAACTTGTTGTTCTGTCTGAGCTAATGCAACTCCTTCTGCTGCTTTAACCTGACCTGCTGCTGCAGCTCCTACCACTCCTTGGTTAGCTATTCCTGAGCTTCTTATCGCTGTAGTATTTATTGTGTTCTGCAGCTGAGCATTGAACATTCGGGTTTGGCTCCTCAGCATTCTACCAAGCTCAGCCTCACCTATAATAGAACGTTCAAGCAGTTTGTTGGCTGCATCTCGTTTCTTTGCTTCTTCTTCAGCCCTAGCGCTTTCAGAAATCATACTCGCAACTCCTGAAGCTACTGCCATAGCTGCTGGTATTAAAAATGCTGGCATATCATCCTCTTATGTAAGTGTTACTTGTTTTAATCCTAGTTTAGTTTTGATGAAGACATTCCCTGCTCCATCTATATGGAAAACACCTTCTGGTATCTTTGTATCCACTAAGTCCTTATGGACTACGCTCTTTTGCTTAGAAGCTTCATCTTTAGCTTCCTTTATCCCAAGGTCTACTCTTTCAAATTCTTTATTAACCTTAGCATCATCATGCTTATATGAGCGTGTATCTTTTCCTTTAGCCATCTCCTTCTTTCCTTCTTTGGACTACATTAAAATCAATTTCTGTACCATATATGACAGAATCTGCTGTTATAGTGTAGTAATGTAAGTATACCCTTTTCACTGGTTTCCTAGCGTCAAGGGGTAAATATATCCATTGTCTTGTTCTGTCTGCTGAAAAAGGTAAGATATATGTATACTCTGCTACTCCATCCATATAAACATATATAAGGAATATACCTTTGTAATCTATGTCAAGATAATTAACATGTTTATCTAATGATGGTTCGCCTAAATCAGTTTCAGCATGTTTTATATAACCTGCAGTTTGAGTCACATCTGTAGCGTCATATATATAAAGTTCATCATCTGTTAGATAAGCTACATTCCCATCTGCATCTACTAATATTTCATTTGCGTTTTCTAATATAGCCATTATTCCTCCACCTCTGGTTCACCTGCTTGTGCAGCTTCACCCCCATCGATAGTAGCATTTATCTTCTCCCAAACTTTATCCTCAAATCTAAATCGCCATAAGTCTTCTGAGCTTGTTGGCTTAAAGTAAATCTCTCTCTTATAAGCGTTATAGTATATTGAGCTTGTATCATAATTATCTGAAACAATATCGTTGATAGGTTCTGATAATAGTTGTGTCGTATATCCATCAGTATAAAAGATACCAGTTCTTGTGTTAGCAATAGCTCCACCTTGGATAGAGGCTATATCATTAAAGTTCTTAACACCCAAATCTAGTGTATCATTTACTGTAAATATTAGCTGGCCTAAGCTTTCGCCTGAGGCTATTACATATAGTCTCTCATCAGTGAAAGCACCTATCTTACCATTAATATTAGCTAGAGCTTTTATATTACTTATTCCCGTTATTGGTAACTTACTTGCATCATAGACTAGGTCAGCCATAAGGCTACCTCCACCCACTGTAGAGTGAAATAGGTTCACGGTATCTCCGCTGGTTATTCCAACACTTATATCTGATTCTGTCGTAAAGCTTTTGAATCCTCTTAACACATCATATCTTTCTGGATGTTCCCAATCAACTAGATATCCTATATTTTGAGATAGCGTAAGCCCTGTATTTGTGAACTCTGCCATATCAAAGGTTTCGTTATAAACGTCAGGGTTATCAGTAGTATCAAGGTAATCGATTTCCTTATGTAAAACATAATCAACATCAAGATTTCGTACCTTATGATAAAATCTAACCCTTGTTATCCTTTTATTTATATTTATTGGGACATATATATTCCATATCCTAAGGGCAAACTTAGCCTTACCAGCGGTTACATTAGCCTCTCCATTATAGGTCTCCATTATAATCTCTTCTCGCTCATCTAAAATAGCTGTAGCGATAATACTATATTTCTTATCTGTAGCTGTGACAAAACCACTTTCTGATATCTTTGAAGCCTTACCTTTATATATCCAGGTCCGGTTAGTAAAATCAGTATAGTGTATTCTATAAGAGTTATGGATATAATAATCTTCTACATTGCTTATCCTTATCTCATGGCTACCAAACACAGCTATATCAGCTAAAGTGTTCCCATCTGAGTCTTCTAAGACTTCTGCCCAAGTTCTTTCTATCACCATGAAACCTGTAGTTTCTGATTCATAGCACCACCAAAAATTTGGGTCCATTGGGTTCCCATTGTAAGGTGGAATTAGATGAAGCTGTGTATAAGTATCCCACCAACCACCTGTTCCATCATTGGGTGAAATACTATCTCCTGTTTCAGCGTCATAGAAAAGAAATGTAAAAAGATACCAAGCTCTTTGGTAATCAGCATCCATATCTATCTCTCGAAACCATGGCGATGAACCAGAGTGCGTATATGTTGTCTCTATCTCTTCAAGATTAGCATCTTGGTCATCGATAGTTTCCACTGCAAACTTTATCCCTAGCCTTCTGCCAGTAGCACAAGAAACATTATCAACAAGAGTACCTTCTGGAGGAACATGCCCTTGGTCTAAATATCCAAATCCGTCATAATATACTTTTACTAATCTGTGGTCCTTGTCATAAGGTTCTACTAATCTGTCTATATACCAAGCATTATGATTCAGCTTATCATATATGGGATTTCTTTTTATATACTGTATCTTAAAACAATCATGAGGCAGGTATAGTTTAAGCGTACCCTTCTCCACCTGGAAGAAAGCTTTACCATCTACTGTGGTTGAAAAGAACGAACCTTGTAGCTCAGGACTGGCGCTACCATCAAAGCTAAAGTTTCCATCATGATTCTCTATAGATATATCATTAGCTATACCATATGCGCTTTTAAGCGAAAGCTCCACCCAAGTTTCATCTTCAATATCATATAGATATATTAATCTGTGATATGTACCGCTGTCAAGAGCTTTAGCGATTAGAACTAAAACCTCTTTGTTCCAAGCTAATTCATCATCTATATTATTTAATGGGTCATTTGTCAAGGTACAGTATATACCTGTTTCCCAAGTAAATCCTTGAGACCAATCTAAGCCTAGGTTAGGTGGTCCCAGCTCTGTTAAAAGCCTTGATTCATAGGATGCATAACCTTTCTTAAACCTAAAGTTAGTGCTATCCTTTATAGTATCTGGCTTAACATCCACTTGGTCTATATTGGTGACTATACCGTTCCAGTCTTTTATCTTTATTTTAGGCATTATGGGTAATCCAAACTAAATGCTTTAACTTTTATCCAAGGTCTACTTCTATGTAACCCTTTCTCTGGGGCTACATCTTCTGGTTGTCTATATAAATCCAGTACCCTTGCGTATCTTACTGCTTTTTCTCCCGAATACTTAGCGATACCTAATTGAGCCATATAGATACAGGCTCTTCTAACTGTCTCCTCATAGAATCTATTAGGAAGAACAGGTATAAGATTCACTTCTCCTTCGCTATCATAATATTCATAGTCCTCTTCACCTGCTATTGAAGATGTGTAGTATATCTTTATGATATCATCTGCTACATAAGGGGCATATTTGAATACATATCTATTACCTATGTATTTTATAGCATATTTATAGCCTACATCGGTTACGTTCATCTCTTCCCATTGTACCTCATCATAGGGATAAGAACCATCTATATTTTGAGCTACTTGTATAATCGCTAAAGTACCTTGTTCAGTTGAACTAACTGCTGGGTCATCAGAAGGTAAAACTGTAACTTGCCATGCACCTGTAAAGTTCAATGGTCCAATATCAATCTCTTCATCACCATCAGCATTAGTATATTCCCATATCCTATCCATTATACCAAAGTCTTTAGCTATACCTCTTTCTGCTCTAAATACAGCCTGGCTATATATGTGTTTAGGAAACTCCTTAAAAAGAGAGTCCCCACACTTCAGTGCAGTTTCACTAACTGCTGATTTCCAACTTATATTTACTATCTGTCCTGGCATATTAATCCTCTCTTAAATATTTTCCACCTATATATCCTGAAATCATACCAAGCATATATTTCAATAGGTCCATTACATGTGTCCCAGTGCTTGGATTCGACCGTTCAGGATGAACAATTATAGTCCCTACAACCGATATAACGACTGCGCAAACTGTACAGGTCATAATCATTACTACAACATTAGCCGTTTTCATTTTTCTTCCATAATACATAATGATAGAATATAGTAAACTTCCAGTTCCTTGCCATACCGATAATTATGAAATCTGTTAACCAT